ATCGTTTTATTGTTTCACATTTATCATTACTATTTTTTATGGAAAATCGTGTATTACTTAATACATTTATACTATAATATAATCGTTGCTTTCCATGAGCGTATACATATTCAACATTAATATTAAAATTTTGTTGCGTTGTATTATTTAGTAAAAACAACAATCCTTGTGCTAATGTGGCCGAATTTGTTTTGAAATTTTTGAATTCATATACACAATTATTTTTTTTTAATCCATCTGCTTTATTATATCCTTCTAAAAATTTTAATTGAATATTGGTATCTGAATTTAAAACCTGAATAGGAATTCGTTTTGTTTTATCTTCGTTATATATTTTATATTTTTTTAAAAAATCATTAAATCCTGTATAAGTTGTTTGATAAATAGTATTATATGGTTGAAATCCACTTGTGGTTTCAGATATTTTGTATTTGAATTCTTTATTATTTCTAATACATATTTTTTCCCATAAATCTATCACGTATTTATGGATTTCCATTGTTTTGTTAGTAAAACGTATACAACCACTATTATTTCCATCTCCTACAAATAGACCTAAAAACTCTGCTTCTATTTCATCAATTTCATTTTTATAAAAATCCATTTTTTCTTTACATTTTAATTCATGTGTTATATGGTTTGATTTTCTACTACAAGTGTATTTACAATATTTACACTGCAATGTATTATTTATGGTGTATTCATTTTTATACATGTTTATACGAATACTATCCAATTCATCATTGGATAAGTGGGGATAATCTACTAATTTCACATTATTACCTATTTCTATTTTATCAAAGCACACTTCGCTATCATCGTCCATAATAATTTCATGATTACCTGTTGCCATATAAGCTGCATTTTTTGAAATAATAAATTTTGGATTTTTATTGTTATTTATTTTATCGTGCGGATAACCAGAAGCATGTATTACTCTACTCCATTCATTATTATCCCATACATACAAGTCGGTTTCAACTTGTCCTTCTTGATACACAAGATCATCTTCATTTATCATTACATCATCTATTAAAGTATTATATTTTACGATTTCAGATATAGGCTTTATATCTATCATTCCATTTTGTTTATATATTATAGGCATAAATCCGGCTAATGTTTCATGGTTAAATAAAATTCCGTTACACGCAAATAGGTCATACGCATCACGATAGTTATTCACTAAGTAATGACTATAAACTTTGGCACAGGCATAAGGCGATTGAGGATTAAATGGTGTCGTTTCTTTTTGTGGTTTTTCCAGTACATCGCCAAACATTTCACTCGTACCCGCTTGATAAAATTTTGTTCGCTTTATAACATCTGGTGGTAAGGTTCGAATAGCCTCCAATAATTTCAATGTACCTAGTCCATCAATCAGACTTGTATATTCCGGAATTTCAAAGGAAATCTGTACATGACTTTGTGCCGCCAAATTGTAAATTTCAAATACTTCAAATCCCTCATTTTCTCTCGTGATTTTTGTAATGTAATTCGTCAGCGATGAGCCATCAGATAAATCGCCGTATTCTAATATTAGTTTATCTCTTATATGATCTAAACGTGTATGTGAATATAGTAAAGAAGTTCGACGAACGATTCCATATACTTTGTAACCCTTTTTTATAAGTAGTTCTGCCAAATATGAACCGTCTTGACCTGTAATTCCTGTTATGAATGCTATTTTTGACATATATTTATTTTTAATAAATAATATTTAAATATATAATATAATATAAGATATATATGAAGAATATGGATAATAAAAAAAATAAATATACCAATATATGTAATGCTTATATTAAATCATTGGAAGATTGTGAGAGAAAGAACAAAATATTATCCTCTGATAAATATAATGATTTTCATTGTCAGATAGTAAGTCAATTATTTTCTGACTGTGTAGAATTTAACAAAAAAAAAACTAGTTAATAAAATATATATCTAATTATATACCATTTATTATGTATGTGATTTAAAAATCAGCATCAAATTCAAAAATACCTTCATCTTTTGTTTTATCTGCCAAAGAATATTCAGAAACGCGTTTCTCAAAAAAATTTGTTTTTCCCTCGATACTGATCATTTCCATAAAATTAAATGGATTTTTCGCGTTATAAATTTTGTCATTTCCTAACTGAAGAGATAATCGATCTGCAACAAACTCAATATATTGACACATTAAATCACTATTCATGCCAATCAGACGACATGGTAAGGCATCACAAATGAATTCTTTTTCTATTTCAACAGCTTCTTTTAATATTTCATTTATACGCGATTTACTCACTTTTTTACTTAATTTGCTATAGAGCAAGATAGCGAATTCGGTATGAAGTGCTTCGTCACGACTTATTAATTCATTCGAAAAGGTGAGTCCAGGCATTAGTCCACGTTTTTTAAGCCAAAATATAGAACAAAATGCTCCCGAAAAGAAAATACCTTCGATACACGCAAAGGCAATAAGTCGTGTAGCAAATGAACTTCGTTTGTCGTTTATCCATTTAATTGCCCAATCCGCCTTCTTCTTAATACATGGAAAATTGTCAATTGCTTTGAATAATGTTTGTTTTTCCTCGAGATCTTTTATGTATGTATCAATAAGCAAACTATACGTTTCTGAGTGAATATTCTCCATGGCAATTTGGAAACCATAAAATGCGCGGGCTTCTGACAATTGTACCTCACCCATAAATCGTGCAGCCAAATTTTCCAATACAATACCATCGGATGCTGCAAAAAATGCTAATATCATTGAAATAAAATATTTTTCCTTCTCATCTAACTGTTCCCATTGAATCACATCCTTTGATAAATCAATCTCTTCTGCTCTCCAAAAACAATCAACTTGTTTTTTGTACATTTGCCATATATCTTGGTCTTGAATTGGAAACATTACATAACGATTTGTATTTTCTTGAAGAATTGTATCAGGAACGATGATTTTGGACATCCTAAATAGTATATACCTAGATTTTTATATCGTTTATATATTTCTTTTTTATTACATATGTCACTACATTATGTAGGCGAATAGTAACCAGTAATTGTTATACATTTTTGTTATGTAGTGGTAAATTTTAAATCGCTAATTATTATATATATAGTATACAATGAATTTGGCAAAAAGAGACCACATAATATTTCAATTGAAAGCAGAATTAGAAAACAGAAAAAAAATGTTGGGTAACAAAAGAAAGGAATTAAAACAAACGGTGAGAGAAAATGGATTATTAAATCAAGTTTTAGCAGATTACAATAAACATAATGAACATATTGTGAAGAAGAAGAATGAACAAATCGACTTCTTGAATATGTTACATGAATACATTGGTAAAGTATCAAATCAAATTCATCTAGCAGATAGTATAGTAAAGGATTCGAAAAAAGAACAAAAAGATATATTAAGAGAGATTAACAAATTGAAACATGAACTTGAAGAAGTTAATGATTAGCTGTTATTATTATTATTATTATGTAATGCGTTGTCTATCATATTCGCAAAATAAAAATAAAAATATATGTAAATTATATAAATATGGTTAATCGTTCATTAAAAAGACATAGATCTAGTAAAAGAAAGACTCTTAAAAAGAGAACTGGTAAAAGAATGAGTGGTAAAAGAATGAGTGGTAAAAGAATGAGTGGTAAAAGAATGAGTGGTAAAAGAATGAGTGGTAAAAGAATGAGTGGTAAAAGAATGACTGGTAAAAAGAGTTTACGTGGTGGCTATACATACGGTGCATCTAGAAAAAAGGGCAAGGGACGTAGAAGAAGAACAAAGAAATCAAGAAGAAAGGGTTCTTACAAGAAAAAGTCAAAGTCTGGACGTAAATAATCACAGTAGCTAATGACTTTAATAAATAATTGTGTATTTATAAATATAATTATTTATTATTGAATAAATATGAGTTATATAATCAAGTTAACGAATTCCTAAATGAAATTTAGTGGTACATTGTTCTGGAAATCTACCAGTTATTTCCCGATGTCTTAAATTGACCATTTTTTTCACCTCAATATTCCGTGTTTTTAAAAAGCATCGCCATCTTCGTTGGATCAATCGTACCCAATGTGTTTTTATAACGGCTGTTGAATAAAAGTCCCATTCATTTTCTCCAATCGAAATAATAGTTGGTTGTATAATTTCGATTTTATAATGTTTAGGATTTTTGATAATTTCTTCATAATTTCTTATGAATGGATGAAGTGATGTAAGATTCATTTCATATTTTAATTTGTTAACATAATTATTATAATCTTTTTTTAGTAGTTTTATTTGCTTAGTTATTTTTTTTACTTGATTATAAAATTTATCAATGGGGATTCGTTCAATCACAATATAATTGCCATATACTTTTGATGCATCATTTGGCTGAAGAATACCATGCTTTAAAGGCATATATAATTCTAACAAGGCTAATTCGAAGCTCATTGTATAGTTTAATAGATAGTTAACAATATTTTATGTAGATGAATATCAATTTTTTCTGTTATTACTATATAATGTCAATGAAACTCAAAATGCCTACTTTACCCAAAATGGGAAAGGTTTTGAACGATAAGAATGTATTGTATATTGTATTTATTTTGGCAATCTTAAATATTCTTGGATATTTACTTGCCAAAAATACTGAAGCAATTGCCTTCTTTTTAATTGTTGGTTTCTTAACAACTTACTTTAGTAAAAATATGATTGTAGTACTTCTTGTTGCTATGATTTCAACTTCTATTTTTACCTCAACACGAATGTCTTTTGGCAAAATCGGTATGTCGAAAGAGGGTATGGAGAATAAAGAAAAGAAATCGGGCGATGATAGTAAAAAGAAGGATGATACTAGTAAAGATGAAAAAGACAAGGACGATAAAAAGGATAATGTGGACCATAAAGAAGGATTTGAAAAAAAACCTACAATTGCTAATAAATCTACCAGTGATAAGAAAAAAGATAGTAAAGACGAAGTCGATGGTGCAGAAGAACCAAAGAAAACAAATAAGTCTGATGTCTTTGTTAGCCAAGCAGAAAATTTAGAAAATGCATATAAAAATTTGGAAGGTATGATAGGTAAGGATGGTATTAACGGTTTAACTAGTCAAACTGAAACATTATTAAAAAATCAAACTCAATTATTGAACAATATTAAAGGAATGGAACCTTTTATAGCAAGCGCCGAGAATTTAATGAATAAATTAGATTTAAGCAGTTTAGATGGTATTGGAAGCATGCTCTCTAATATCGGTGGGAAAAAAGAATAATTTAATTTTATTTAACTACACCACATATCATTTTAATAATATCAGTTGACAAATATTAATGAATCTAATTATATATTATTATCAAATTATAATATATAATATGTCAAAATGTCCACCAGGTGTTATATGTTTTGAAAATTTTACACTAACTTTTATTATAATATCACTTATCATAGTTATTTATTATGTATATGCCAATAATCGTGGAGATTCCAAAGCAATC